GTCGTGTTGAGCACACGTCCAAAGCTGCACAGGCGGTCGGGCCGTCTCCCTATACAGGGAACGGGCCACCGGGGGTTCGCGCACAGCTGCGAACTCCCACCGGGCCTCATCAGAGGCCCAACCCAAGCCCAGGCATGTCGGCCTGACGGATCTCCCCACTCGTAAGGGGGGGCCGTCGACCGACAACTGTTGGAGACAGCTGCCCGGCCTGCCGTTCCAAAGGGACCGGCAGAACACCATCCAGTGCGGGAAGGCTCTCGTCTAGGCCCTGGACGTACGCGATTTCGACGTCCGCAGCGGTGCTCAGATCCCTGAGCAAAGCAGCTGCTTGAGCCATGACAAACTGATCCTTTGGAAGCATTTCAGGATCGTTGTCGATTCGACGAGCCCTCTTCAGATGGACTCGGGGTCCGACCGTCGGGTAACGGAAGGACCACAGGTAGTCAATAGTCGCCTGCTGACGTGCGATGGTCAGCTCACGAGATACGGTACCGTCATCGAGAGTACCTGCGACTTCCTGAGCCAGCGAGGCCGGCCGCAGTTTTGGCATTCCAAACCGCGGCTGGCCATACCAGCCCAGGTAGCGCAAGAACCGTCGTTGGCGTACCAGCGACTCCTTGCCTGCCTGTTCTTCAGGCGCGATCAAGTCTTTAAGAGACTCTTCGCCGAAAAGGACAGCATTGGACAGCTGTCCCACCGCTGAACTGAGCATCGTCGCCTCTTGCTCATTCAGGGTTTCAACGTCCAACTTGGCCAGACGTCGTTCGGCGACCCTTCGGATCATCCATCCGTTGGGATCGACCAGCGATGCCGCACTCTGGGACCACTCGAAAATGTGGTACAGTGCACCCAAGGCACGCCGGCAGTCTTCTTCGCTGGGAAGACCCGCCAGACCGAGACCTCCAAGGGTCTCCGGAATGAACCAGGGAAGTCCTTTGGCTTCGGACAACACCTCCGCGTTCTCACGCAGGAAGGCCTGGCTCACTGAATCCCACATCCACCACGGGGCCGTCGCCTTGAGCTGGCGATGGCGGGCTCCCAGCCCGTAAATCCCCGTGACGTCCACCTTCGTCGAACCCTGGGCAGACTCTGACCGTTTAACACCGGCCACGAGTCCGTAATTGACCCACGGGATGAAGATGAAGGGGCACATGCGCATGACGATCTTCTCGGGGTTGTGAAGGTCGCGCGGTGCCGACGGAAGCGGTCGCTCCCGTCCGGAGCGGGTCCGAGCAAAAGCAAGTGGCCATTGCGGCCCGACACGGTACATTGTCGAGTTCATCTCCACGAATTCCTCGGAGAAGAAATACTTGCCAAGAGAAGGCTCGAGGCCCATGATGTGGCCAAGGTGCTCCCAAGCACGTCGAATAAACGTGTTCGCCACGAACACGCAATCGTCACCATTGACCAGTAGCCGCAGGTCATCGAAATGAATATGGCGACGCTCTCCGGTCTCCATCGCCAGCCAACACAGGGCGATGTTTGCAATGCAGAGGACCGGGAAGGACGTGACTGAGCCCATCAACTGCCCATTGAGCTGAGGTTTTCGCTCTTTTGGGCCGTACCGAATCGAGCCGTCCGGGCGAAGGACGTCACCGGCAGGGTCGGAGCACTCAAGCTCATGACCGGTGAGCGAACGGATGAAAAGTTCGCGCTCTTGCTGTGTCAGACCGATACGGTCAGACAACGCCTCGGCAACGGCGTTGGACACCCACGAATTGAGATTGTTCGTGGCGGCCGTGTAGTCGCCAGAGAGATAGGCGAAACCGGCCGGCAATTCGGCACCGAGCTGATCCAGAAGGACCCGCTCGTCGATGGGACGGCCGACCAGCTGTGTGATGCGCTGACCGGCTAGCACCCTCCAGAGATACTTCTGAAGAGGCATCATGCTGCCGTAAAGAAGGGGTGGCCCCTTGGTGATCACGCGAACTTTCAGCGGCTCGGCCAACCCGAGAGGCGCTGCGCGCGGCGGTTCAGAGACCGCTTGATCCAAGAGCCGCATGTAGAATTGCTCCGCATGCGAAACTAGCTCGGTATCATCCACCAAGACAGAAGGGTTGCGAGGTGCACCAATCTGTTCCTCTTCATTACGGTAGGTCGTCAGTGAGATTCCGCCTGACGGCCCACGGAGTCCATGAAGGAGCTTCCGACGCTCCGCATCGAGTGCGGACTGGAGATCTTTACGCGCATCTGCTGCGTACTCGACCTCATCGGATGCACTGGAATCAGTGCTTAGCTCAGGGCGAAGGGACCGCCACATTCCTCCCTTTCCTCGGGAGAACTCGACGTTGGCACGGGTCGAGGGGACAAAGGGCCGGACACGGTCAGCAACACGATACCCATCTTTGGGGAACATCGCGTCGACCACCTGCTTGATCTTCTGCAGGATTTCCGGCTTGCCCACACGGAGCGGAAGGTCCTTCGGGTCCTTACCGTCTTCACGGAGACTTTCCCAAGGCACGGGATAGCTCTTCTTCTCAGTCGGGGCCTTCGTGAGGTCCTGAAAGGTTGACCACTCAGCCGCACGCAGCATGGCGGGAGTCGGTCGGGGGAAGGCACGCTTGACCCCCTGCGTCACGGTGACGCAAAACGAAGAGCTGTCGAGCGCCCAAGGCGTCCTCCACAGCTTGAGCACAAAGCGGTGTGCTCGCCCCGTGATCAGCAGCAACGGCTGATCCGGGGGTCCTGCAGGGCCACCGAGCTTCCATGGTGCAGGCGGAAGCTCGGTCCTGAACCAAGCGGCTTTAAACGCAGCAAGTTTGAATTTCAGATACTTGATGCAACCTGGCAGTCCACTACCACAACGCAAAGATTGCGCTTTCCAAAAGGTCAGCGTGCGTTGAATGGCCACTCGCTTGTTAGCGGTGTCCTTGGCAGTTTGGGCATACCGGAAGCCGTACAGGGCATAGGCGTCGAAAAGACGCTCAATGCAGTCCAGCAGGAATTTACCCTCGTCACTTGTGTCCAGTGCAGCAATCTCGGCCGAAGCTTTGGCTACTGCATTGGTACGGCGCGTCGTATAAGCATCGCGACGCTCCTGTTTCACAAAGACGGATTCTACCCTCTTTGCACGGCTCATTTCTCGCCAGTGTAGAGTAGAGGCGCTAATGTGATATCGTTCACAACAGTGCTACCTTTCCGCGGAACAAACGTTCCAACGAGACCAGATGGTATTGATAGGCAGAATGGCAAGATCCAAAATCGATGTCTTGCGCACTATGCC